TATCGGAAGGGTCGAACGCGGCCAGATAGCGGCGAAGAAGCTGATCCTTGTCGTGGGGGTGGAAGATGTCGGTGGCGTTCAGGTACGCGGCAAAGGCCGCGTGCGAGTCACCGCGGTTCGGGTCAATCCACGAAGGCGGACGCTTCTCCGTGAAAGAACGAGCCACATGGAAAGGCATCGCCTGAATCACCCGCACGGGAAGGCCGAAGCCCTTCGGCTGAATAACCCTCTCGGCGACGCCGGAACGTGACTCCCAATCGTAGGCCAACGTCCTATCGGCCTTCATGAGCTGCTTGTTCCCCGGCTCAATAACCTGGTTGATCATGGCGTTCCACACGCCACGGCTTTCGCCACCACTGCCCACGGCAGTATTCAACAGGTCAAGCTCTTTGCCGTACTTTTGGGCAAGCTCACGCTGATAGGACAAGAACCACTTGGTCGCCTGGCGATCCCACGGCATGATCCGCATGCTCATGGACTCGTCCCAATCGTCCACCGTCTGGCCTAGCGTCGTGTTGTGTTGGCGCCAGCTCTTCGCGGCCTTCCATTGGTCATCCTTGGCCGGCAGGCCAGGAATGGGAAGCTGCTCCCATTTGCGTGCCGCCTCGCGCTTCGCCCGCGCATTGAAGTAGGGCACCAATTCCTTGATGGTTTCGGCGTCAACCGGACCCTTCATCCAATACGGGCCGCCCTCGGCGGCAGTCTTCGGCGCAATGAAGTATTGGCCTTCAACCGTCTTCGGGAGATTGCCGACGATGTTGGGATAGGAGAACTGCTTGCCGGCAGGCAAGTTCGGCTGACCGCGAACAGGCTCAAGACTCTCCGGGACATCGACGCCCCTCCCGCCTTCGGCCTTAACGCCGGGCCTGCCCTTCGGGAAAGCGCCAATGTCGAAAAGGGGAAGCTGTTCGGGGTCCGGCTGCTTAGGCTTCGTGATCCGCCGAATCGGCGGGATCGGCATCCTGTCGCGCCACGTACGAGACACCTCGTACTGCAGCGCGAAATTCACCTGATTGTCCGCACGAGCCAGCCTGAAAGCGAGATCGTCGCGGCGCTTCGCAAGCTCCTGGAAAGCCTTCCGCGAGCCGTAGGCGTGGGCGACGATCAGCCGGCCGGTTTCCTTGTCGGCCTCCTGAAGGAGGCCGGCGATCACGGACGGATAGGCGCTCTTTTTGACAGCCTCGTGATTGGCGATCTGCCGGCCGGTTTTGCCCTGCGCCCACTCCAGGAAGTCGTCAACCGCCTTCGATTGGCCATAGTCGTACGGATCGATATCGCCCATACCGATCTTGGTACGCTTCGCGATCTGGCGTTGCAGCCACGGATCAGACGGGCGATGCCCGGCACCGAACCCTCTCTTGACCGCCTTCGCACTGGCGGCAACCTTGCCGCCGACGATCGTGGGGTCAAGGAAGATGTTCGCGGCTGCATCGATCGTGCCAGAGACAGCATTGAAGAGGAAGCTGTCCTTCATGCGCTCGAACGCCTGCTCCTCGGCCACGATGTCATCCGTCGCGAACATGCCGACGACCGACTGACCGAACGAGCGAACATCGGCGATCTCTCGCGCCTGCGACCACGTACGCGAATCGAGCAGCGCGTTCACACGGTTCAACCCGTGCTGCTGTAGCCAGGTGTCCGAATCAGCGAGACTCGTCGCGGTCACCGCTGTCGACAGCGGGTCCAGCACGACATTCTCGGAAAGCCACGAGGCGCCCTCTAGCAGGCCACCGCCGACACCTAGCCCCACCTGCGCGACCGCGTTGATGCTCGACAGGCCAAGCTTGCCGATGTTCGAAACGATCTCCGTGAACGACTCTTCATCGTCATCGAAGGGACTCGTCGCTAGGTCAAGGGCTGCGCCCCAGGCGGAGCCGAAGGCCGCGGAAGCGACGGAGAAGCGGTCAAGCCAGCTCAAAGAGACGCCTTCAAGGTGCGAACGAGACTGCGGAGCGAAGCGGAGGCTCCCGGACGGTTAGCCAGGAACTCGAACACGGGTAGATAGCGGATCAGGCTTTCCTTGTCGGCTCGCTCTTGAAGCGTCTGCTCATCGAGCATGCCGAGAGAGGCGCTACCGGGGCCGGCGCCCATGTCGATACCGGACGTGATCGGCTCGTCGGATCGGCTGGACGGTGCCCCGAAGGGCACCACGTCAACCGGAGGGCCACCACCGGCACCAGGCGACATCATCGGCGGAGCGCCGCCACCGCCAGGGCCAAGGGCGTTGCCCTCCATCGGGGCGCCCGCCTGGATTGACTGCATGGCGGACTGCTCTCCGTACTGCGCATCGGGGATGCGCCGCGTCGGTTGGCTATCGGTTCGGCGACTCAGAGCACCAGGACCAGAGGCAGGGGCAGGGCGCCTAGGGCGCTGGTATCCACCACGCTTGTCCGCCATGACTAGCTGACGCGCCTAACCTTCTGGCCATCGCCGCCAGTGCCGGCGCCCGGCTTGACCTCGCTGACGGTGACCATCTTGGCCGTTCCCGCGCTCGTGGTCCGGCGCGGAGTGCCGGAGGTACGGACAGGCGCCTCGTAGGGGGTGTCGTGCGTACCCTTCATGGGATTACGGGCGGGCTTCGGCATATGGCAAGTTCCCTTAACAGGCATAGTTTTTCCTTAGACCAGCTCGGGCCAATGCCACGAGCCACCAGGGTGGGAGTTGTCGAGCTTCACTTCCTTGTTGAAGAAAAGCCCATCAGGATTCATGACGCACAGGCTCACCACGCCTAGCTCTGCGTCCTTGACCGCGGTCACGACCGCGGCGCGGCATTCGCTCTTGTACTCGCCTCGCGGCGTGCCATAAGACACGTAATGGACGAAGCGGCCAACACTCGGGTATTGGCTCACGGCTTCGTCTCCTTGTTCGGCAGGGCGTAGACTCCCAGCGCGCCAAGGACAGCGATAATCGACTCGGCATTGACGGGCTCACCCGTCACCATCCCGGTAACGACAATGAGGACCGCGGCCACGCCGGCAACGACAGCCTTCGTGTACTTGAGCCATTCCATGATTCTTCTCCGTCCTAAGCGGGCAGCGCCCGCTTGACGTTGACGTTCGTTGTCGGCCCACCACCGGAGTTCAAGCCGGCCAACATGGTCAAAAGATCGGGACGACCACCGGGACCCATTTGAGCCTGACCAGGCGCCGGAGATGAGAAAGGACCTCCCCCGCCCGGCATGCCGGGAGCGCCGCTGATGGCGGGCTCAACACCAGGCATGAGAGATTCAGCGCCGGGCGGGGGCTCCGGAGGCGCGAAAGCTTCCGCAACCACATCTTCAAGAGGCTTGCCCTTCTGTCGTCCCTTGATGACCGCGGCGATTCTGCCGACCGCCTCGGACGGGTCCATTCCCGCCTGTGCCATCATCGGCAAGGTTGTGGCATAGCCGGCCATCGACTGAATGAGAGAATCCCGAAGGTCTTCGATCTCGATGCGCTGCGCTTCCTCGGTCACGTTCACATTGAACGGGAATTGCCTTCTCGCCAGATCCTTGGAGATCAGGCGAGCGCCGAGCATTTGCAGAATGAAGACGAGAGAGCGGTTAGGGTCCAGCCCCACGGCAAAGCCGTAGCTGACATCTACCGAGCGATAGGCGCCGTTGATGTCTCGGGACGGCTTGAACTTGATATCAAACGGCACGCCATCCGCGTTGCCTTGAATCGACTGCTCTTCGTCCGGCCAATAGTGCTCGTGCATGCGCAGAGCGATCGACACCGCTTCGCGGTAGGCGTCGGCTAGAACATCTTGCGCTGCGCGAATCTGGTTGTCGAAGCCGCCTTGCAGGGCGCGAACGCCCTGACCGGTGATAATGCTCGCATCCATGTTTCCCGTTCGGGACTCCGGATAGCGGGCGCCGGTGCGCAGTTCGGCGTCAAGCATCTGCCCTTCAACGAAAGCCGCTTGCGGCAGCTCCGTGCCAACCCGTCGAATCTTCTCGGGGGTCGAAGAGCGGATCATTGCATGAGGGCCGAAGGCGACCTCTTGCACGTCGAAAGGTACTGCTAGGGGTGCCTCGGTGCTCTGTTCGGCGGCGGCCATAGCCAGGTTCGCGAATCTGTTGCGCGCAACCTGCGTCCATAGAACGTCGTCAAATTGTCCTCGTGCAAGCACCAGTCCGGGCCGGCGAGCGAGCGCTACAGGGCAAACCCCTAGCGTGTTCCTGACCGACGACAGAACATGGTCGTGCCGTTCCGGCAGGAACATGATTGTGTCGCTGTCGTCCTGGTAGAGAACGACCTCGATAAGGGTCTGAGAATGCTGGGATTCGTGGACACCGGGAATCTTGTCCGCATGCTCGGGGTAGAGCGCACACAGGTCAGCGATCGACCGCTTGAAGACCTTCGTGTACGACCTGACCTTGCCAAACCTGTCCACCTCGGGATAGGTGTTCCGCGGGTCCTGGATAAGGAACCGCGGACACTTCGCCTCAAAGTCAGGCTCCACGATAATCGGCATCATGCCGTAGGAGGCGAAGTAATCGGCGCCGCTATACATCTGCGCCTGAAGGCGCGAATGCTGAACGTAGTAGAGGACGCCCTTGGTCAGCTTGTCCGCGCGCTCACGCGCCTTGTCGCTGACCATGTTCGTGGCTGACGCATTGAACGACGGCAGCGGAGCCAGGCTTTCGGCAACGTCGCGAGCCGCGATATCGATGAAGTTCGCAATGATCGGCTTCGGAAAGTCTTCATTGAACATCGACGGGAATACCGCGTCAATGTTGCCGTTGCGAACCTCGAAGATATCCGACATCGCGCGGTCGCGCTCAGCGGCATTCGTGCGCAGTTCGCGCACCTTTGCCGCGATAGTCTTCATGTCACGAGGCAATGCCTAGTCCGTCATTCTGGCGCTGAAGCCACTCATCGATACGCACCACCTGTTGAGCGCCGCGGCGGTATCGGGGAACATACTTACTGTTGGCGTGGGAGTTCGCCCGCGCTGTACGCGCGGACACCACTTCGCGAGCCTTGATCTCGGCGAACCAAAGGGCCATCGGCAGGTCTTGCACGAGATCCTTGCCCCTGGCGCCAGGGCGCCACGTGATCAGTTGCTCAACCAACGCTTTGACGCCCTCGCAATTATGCGAGCTTGGCAGCTCAATCATCCGCTCCGAAAAGAGCGGGGCGAGGGAAGCGACACCGAAATCCGGATCAAGCTTGTTGTTGCTCGAATAGTGCTCTACCAGACTGACGCCCCTGTTCGCCAAGAATTGGCGAATCTGTTCGTCACGGGTAAGGAAGAGCTGGAAGGCGTTTTTTTCGACAATCCAGCAACTCGGCTGGTACTTGTCGGTCCATTGATGGATGATGTCTCGGATCGCTTGCGGGCTCGGCGCCCGCATGCGGTGAGCTTCGAGCACATACCGTTTCAAAGTCTTCGGGTCAACCGCATAGGCGATCGTCGCTGTCTCCCCCGCCATAGCGGGGTCCATGCTGCAAATGACGTAAAGCCCCTGCATCCCGCCTTCGCGGTGATGCGGGTTAGACGAGGAAAGGACACCCACCGTCCGGTTGCCGTTGGTGCAAGCCTTGATGTCTGCCGGCTGGAAAATCGAATCTGACGGCACGTCCATTTGCATATAGACGAGCGACCAGATCCGCGGGCCGACGAGCGCCCTGCGCTTGGCGAGCTTAGGACCGGACCAGCGAGGATAGAGGCCGTCGTCGTCGGCCTCGTCGTTCGAGTTCGCCCACCTCTGATCGGAGCGAGGCCAGAGCGTCACCCAATCCTGAGAGTCGTCCGCATACTCAAGGACAGCCGGCATGCCGAGATATGTCCACGGCGGTTCTTCCTCGTCCGGATAGTTGTCCGGATTCCGCAGCTCGCTATAGAGATCCACCGGATCGACGCGAGTGCCGACGACCACGAGCTGGCCAGTGTCACCGAGACGGGTGATAACTTCCTGCGTCAGCCAGCGCCGCTGATTCTCGTGCTGGTGGGCGTTGCTCAGCAGCACCGCGTCATCAAGGAAAATCTTGGTCGAGCGAACGCCGTAAATTTGGCCACCGATACCGATGGCCTGCACGGTCGGATCTTTCTCTTCAGGGTCGCGAATGGACGAAGGGAAGTAGATCCGGTCAGCCTGCCAAATGGCGTCCTCGGAATTGAAACCCTCGCTCGGCCCGAAGTCGGCATGCATCTGCGCATAGCGCGGGTGCGTGAGCCTCTGCTTGATAGCCCAAAGCATCTGCTTGGCCAGCTCTTGAGTCTTTGACACCAGAACGATCCGTTCGTTCGGGTTCGTCACGATCAGATACGTAACGTAGTCAATGGTCAGAGTGACCGTTTTGGCATGATCCGGGGGCACGTTGATCAGGATGTGCTGCCGGCTACGCGGCTCGTAGATCATGCTCGGGTGCAGCCAGGGCGGTTCCCGCCCCTCCACCACGGCAACCATGTTGAGCTGATGGCCGAACGTCTGACTACCTAGGTAGCGCTCGCGGAACTCCTCGAAGGTCAGCTCCGGTCGAGCGACCTCGGTGTTCTGCCGGCGCGCACGCGCCAGGTCGATCGCCTTGCGGAACTCGGCGTCAGACTTGCGCCAATACTTATAGGTTCTCGCGTGGCGTCCGACAGACGCCATCGCCCAATCGATCGTCCGCCCCTGGCGAACGGCTGTGATGACGAGCTGCTTGGCCTCAGCAATGCTAGGGCGGGAGAGGGTTTGACTTCTAGCCAAGATTCCTAATAACGTGTGATTTGCCGCCGCGGGGCGCCGGACGTCTCGGCCCCCTAGCCTCACGTGGAGACGAAAGAGTTCCGCGGCGGTATCCATCCGAGTCGAAGCGGATGGGATGGTGGGGAGCCGACCAGGCGGAGCCCGACCAACCGAGAAGCGAACAGAACAATTCGCCTACTCGGAGCATTGGTTTCTTCGCTCATGGCTCCGCTTGGTCGCCCAAAGACGAACCCCCGCTCACCGGAGAGGAGCGGGGGTTCTGTCTGTCTGTCTGAAGTTGGGGCCTTCCCCCTACGGAGAGGTTCGGGCCGGCACCGTCGAGGGCGGCGCACTCGTCCGTAGGGGGAAGGTGTCTAGGCGCCTAGCGCAGTCTCGCAATCGGGGCATATCTCCTCACCTACCAGCCAGCACAGGAGACCGCCCCAGATGTTGATCAGCACTCCTCGCTTCCCGCAGACCGTAGGCACCTCTTGATTGGGCTGAACGCCCGGATTCTGTGGAAGGAAAACAAGGTGTGGCGGCATCGCCCATCCGGCGGGATCGACCTCAACCCGGGTGAGGGCGTAGTTCTCGTTCTCCATGCCGGCCTCTAAGCGCCGGGATCACCTGTGCGGAAGGGCAACTCTTCCGTCCGGGGCGTACCGAGCCCCAGGAAGCACCCGCCTGGAAGGATTCGGATCATCTCCGCCCATGAGAGTTCCCGTCGTGGCGTCTCTGTCTCTTCGTCGCGCGTCGTCGCGACGTTACTGTCCTCGGCCATACCATGACTGTAAGCCACCTGTACCATGCCCGTCTAGGCCCGGCAGACCGTTATTGCTAACGTCGAGTCTATGTTTGCAGGTCAGGGGGCATCTAAGGTCCGCTCGTGCTAGAGCATGAGAACCCTTGGAACCCTGACGAGTGGGAGCCGACCATGTACCGCTATCAGCAGATAGCGGAGTGGGCCGAAGAGCGCATCAGAGATGGCCGCTGGCCTGCGAAGACGGTCGTCAGCGAGGTCAAGCTACAAAACTACTTCGGCGTAGGCCGCGTCACGATCCGTGCCGCCATGCGTATCCTGCGTGACAAGGGACTGATCATGACGCTCCCAGGCAAGGGCAGCGTCGTTCTCGAAATACGGTCAAATGGTGACATCCTGGACTGAAACATAGTTCCCAGGGTCCCGCGACCAAAACGCAACCTTTCGGATTCGCGAAAACCCCTCACGAGTTGTAGATTGGGCATCGCTCACGCAATGGTCAGACGGCACCGCCGCGGACCGGCGCACCAGTCTCAAGGTGCCCTCGTACTCGGGAAGGGCGCCCTTGAGGCGCAAGGCGGTAGTGCCCTGCATGGCTTCCAGGGCTCTGGACCCCCCGCCTTGCGCGGGGGGAGAGTCGCGAGTGAGGGCTTTGGGGGTGCTCGCCAGCGGCTCTCCCCTCCTTTCAGGAGGAGGAGACGTGTCGGAAACTATCGCTACTCAAGAGGCCGGCGCCCTCGGGGGCGCGTCGGACATCACTCTCAATGGCCAGGTCCAAGCACGCCGGGACAAGCACAGCGTATACATCTCTTCCTCGGCTGCGCCGAGCCTTCGGCTCATCCTCTCACCTCGCGAATGGGAAGAGTTCCTTGCCGGCGTCAAGGCCGGC